CTAATAATGAGTATTTCCAATCTAATGATCCAGTATTCAGTTCATCTGCGGTAATTGACTTCAGTGAATCAAATCCATTTTCTGAAATCGATAGGTATTAATCATGTTTGGAGCACAATATTATCACGGAATAATTCGAAAATATGTGATTGCCTTCGGTAATCTCTTTAATGATATTTACGTTCAGCGGCTCGACTCAAACGGAAACCGAATTCAGACACTTGCTGTACCGTTGGCATATGGACCAAAAGAAAAGTGGCTTGTTCGACTTGCCCAAGATCCAAACCTAGATCAGGATGTGGCAATTACTCTGCCTCGTATGGGTTTTGAAATTCAGAGCATGGCTTATGCGCCTCAGCGTAAGTTATCTTCGACTCTAAAAAATGTAAGATTAAAAACATCTGATCTTGATCGAGTAGATACACAGTATGTACCAGTACCGTATGATATTACCATGCTACTCTCAGTATTTGTGAGAAATGCAGATGATGGTGCTCAGATTATTGAACAAATCATTCCGTATTTCAGGCCAGAGTTTGTGACTAATATTCGGCTGATTCCGGAAATGGATGTGGTTGTCGACACTCCGGTTGTTTTACAGGACGTGGCGCTTGAGGATACATACGAGGGTGACTTTGATACCCGTCGAGCTCTCATCTATAACCTCACATTCAGTATGAAGGCTTATTTTTACGGACCAGTATCACACAGTGGTATCATCAAGCGTGCAGTTACAAATATCCGCCTGGACACTCCGGCCGATACACCAATTGGAGAGCGTATTACAGTTATTCCAGCGCAATATGCAAACGGTGCTCCTCTAATCTCACCATCTGCAAATAGTTCACTATCAGTTCCACTTGATGCAATTAGTGCAAATAGTGACTACGGTTTTGCGGTAAATATAAACTCAGATGTTCCTATTACATAGGATTGAAAAATGAAAACGTATCGCAATTTTATTAATGAAGCCTATATGTTACAATTTGTACGTGATAAAAATATGGATGTGCTAAAAATTAAAGACAGCCGTAAAAGAAGTTGGGTTGAAATCCGTGGTAAAAAAGGCTACGAAATTAGTGGTTATGATAAACGGGACCGATTACACCGTGTATTGGATCAAGTAGGTAAATCTGCTAATATGAGTGATCTTATGAATGGTAAATCAGTCAGTATTAATCCAAAACATCCTGACGGTAAAAAGGCCATACGTTTGGTCAAAAAGATAATGGGTGAAAAATGAAAACTGGTATGGAAAAGAATATGGAAGATATTTTTCGTCTTTCAGATGATACAAAATCTATGATTGAAGTCATCGACGAAACTCGCGAAATTACTCCAGTACAAAAAATGAATCTTAGTGATGATGATGTAATTGATGATTATCAATATGCCAGAGAAAACTTAAAAGGCATTATTGAATCAGCACAGCAGTCCATTGATGATTTATCATCTATTGCCTCGACCTCAGAATCCCCTCGTGCATACGAAGTCTTATCGACATTAATGAAAACTATTGTTGATGCAAATAAAGATTTATTGGAATTGCAGAGAAAGGTAAAACTACTCAAGGAAGATTCTAGTCAACCAAAGAATGTAACCAATGCTTTATTTGTCGGTAGTACATCTGAACTACAGAAGTTAATTAAACAAAATACTACCAATGAATAGGCTCAAGGCCTATTATATCATTGTTGTGAGATAAGTCAATAGATATGTCTGAAAATTATTTAGCAAATCCATTATTAAAAAAGGCCTATGTTCCTATTGAATGGACTGCCGAGCAAGTTGAAGAAGTAATCAAATGCTCAAAGGATGTCAATTATTTCATTAAAACATATGTAAAAATTATTTCGCTCGATGAAGGTCTTGTGAATTTCGATATGTATCCATTTCAGGAAGAAATGGCTCAAACCATATCCGATAATAGATTTACTGTAATTAAAACCTGCCGCCAAGCTGGTAAAACAACTACATCTGCCGCTGTTATTTTGTGGCATGTATTATTTAATGACAGTTATACAATTGCAATTCTTGCAAATAAACTTTCTACTGCCCGTGAAATTCTTGCAAGAGTTCAGAGAGCATATGAAAACCTACCGAAGTGGTTACAGCAAGGTGTGGTTGCCTGGAATAAGACAAACATCGAACTTGAAAATGGTAGTCAGATTATTGCATCATCCACAGCATCAAGCGCCATCCGTGGTTACTCTATCAACTTCCTATATCTTGATGAATTTGCTTTCGTTCCTCGTAATATCCAGGATGATTTCTTTACATCAGTATATCCTACAATTATTTCGGGTACAAACACAAAGGTGGTGATTACATCCACACCGAATGGTTTTGATTTATTTTATAAAATATGGACAAACTCTGTTGAAAAGAGAAATGAATATGCAAACTATTCAGTAAACTGGTGGGATGTACCAGGTAGAGATGATGATTGGCGTGACAAAACAATTGCCAACACAAGCGAGGACCAGTTCCGGCAAGAGTTCGAGGCTGAATTTATTGGTTCATCCAATACACTTATTTCGCCAAATACATTAAGGGCGATGACATTTAAAACGCCCCAGTCATCACATTATGAAGGTAGTTTAAATATATATGCTGAACCCGATCCAAGTCACGTTTATTTTACTGTAGTAGATACTAGTAGAGGTGTAGGTATTGATTCGTCGGCATTTGTTGTAATTGATGTCACTGAAGTCCCTTATAATGTGGTTGCTGCATATAAGAATAATGTAATCTCACCTCTTGTATATCCGGAAGTTGTATATAATGTTGCAAAGGCCTATAATGAATCATTTTGTCTGGTAGAAATTAATGATAACGGTCAGCAAATTGCTGATATTTTGGCAAATGAACTAGAATATGAAAATATCATATATACCACAATGAAAGGCCGTGGCGGACAGCAAATAGGCGGTGGTTTTTCATCAAATGTCCAACGCGGTGTCAGAACTACAAAAGCAGTAAAACGAGTTGGTTGTGCCACAGCCAAAACAATGATTGAAAAACATAAAATTCATTTAAATGATTTTAATCTAGTAAATGAATTGTCTACTTTTATTCAAAAAGGAAATTCATACGAAGCTGACCAAGGTGCTCATGATGACCTTATTATGTGTGTGGTTTTGTTTGCATGGGCATCAAATCAGGAATTCTTTAAGGAATTGACTGATACTGATTTCAGAAAAAAATTAATGGAGGAACGTGATAAATTACTCACTGATGATGTATTGCCGTTTGGATTCATAGATGATCACATTCCAGAGGAAAATACGGGAATAATAAATATGACACAAGGTGAGTTTTGGAATGGCTTGGACGATAGCAATAAATGGTGAGTTTTAGGTTTTTATAAATAATGTTGAATGCTAAATTTTAACAGCTTCTAATGAGGAGAATGAAAAATGCCTTTCCAAGTATCACCAGGCGTTAACATTTCTGAAATTGACCTCACTACGGTTATCCCTGCTGTTTCTACAACAACCGGTGCTATTGCTGGGCGTTTTCATTGGGGACCTGCAGATACAAGAGTATTAGTCAATTCAGAGGATGTTCTCGCATCACAGTTTGGTAAGCCAGATTCCAATAACTTCCAGGAATGGTTTACCGCTGCAAACTTTTTAGCATATGGTAATGCACTATATGTTTCACGCGTTCTTAACAGCGCAAATAATGCTAACGGCAATGGTTGGTCAAATACCATTGTAAAGAATTCAGATGATTATGAAAATAATTTCTCTTCAGGAGTTAGCAATTCAGGTGACTGGGTAGCAAAATATCCAGGCACACTGGGCAATTCACTTAAGGTTTCAGTTTGTGCATCAACCGGTGCATATTCAAATGCGGTAACCACACCAACATTCACACTTACAGCTGATAGCACCACTGTTACAACCAGTGCTAACGTTGGCAGTATTGTGGTTGCAGGTGATTATCTACTTGCCGCAAACTCTACTGTAAACTTTAATGTTCAGGTTTCTTCTGTTGCAGCAAATGGTACATCCATTACACTTGTAACTGCTCCAAAGAATAACGACATCGGTGGTGCATCACTTACAACCACTGCTGGCGACGTAACACGTCGTTGGGAATATTACAACTTCTTTGATGCAGCTCCAGGCACATCGGCATTTGCAACACGCAACGGTGGTTCCGGTGACGAACTACACATCGCAGTTGTAGATGAGGACGGTGAGGTTACCGGCGTTCGTGGTCAGGTTCTAGAGCGTTGGGCAGCTGTTTCCAGAGCAAATGATGCTCTTACAGAAAATGGTACAAGTAATTACTATAAGGAAGTCATTAACCAGCAGTCACGTTGGCTCTGGTGGGTATCACATGTCGATAACATGACATCAGCTGGTGGTGCTGCTACTTCTACCTTCTCTAATACAACTGAAATTCCAACCACAGTTTCACTATCTGGTGGTTCTGCTGGTGCGGCACCAACAAATGCACAGCTTATTAACGGTTATAATAAGTT